AAAGGGGTTCTTGTCGACATCCCCGCGCTGCCGGGCACCGTCGGGCAAGTAGGGGAGCTGCTGAGCGAGTACGTGGCTGAGCGGCCCCTGCGTTGGGCCGCCAAGAAGCTCGGGCTCACGCCGGAAGGCACGCCGTTCATATCGCGCGCTGAGCAAGAGTCTTACCGGCGCGGAGAGACGCCGGGGGACACCTCAAGTGTCTTCGGTATCCGCGTCCCCACCGCTCAAAAGATCGAACGCTTCTGGAATGAGAATGCGCCGGCTCTCGCTTACGAGCCGTACTATCCTGCCTCTCAGTATGCCGGCAGCGCCTCGCGTTTCGCCACGGGCGCCGCGGGGCTGGGCTCGTTGCGCGCGGCACCCGCCGCAAAACGAGCTGTAACAGGCGCTATCTCGGGGCTCTCTTCAGAGGCCGCGGGAAAGTTCGCGCAGATGGCGCTGCCCGAGGCCGAACCCTTTGCGCGTTTCGTCGGGGCCCTAGCTGGCGGCGTGGGCGCGTCAGCTACGGCCAGCGGATTAGCGGGTGCGAAGCAGGCTGTGGCACCGTCCATGGGGCACTCATGGGATGAATTCTCGAATGCGGCTGTTAAAGACCTGCGCGCGGCGGGAACCGTAAATGGAAGCCCGATATCGCTTCGCCGGTTTAACGAGATGGTTCTGGCGGGGGAGCCGGTAACGCTGGCGGATATCGCCGGGCCGAACATCAGAAAACTGATGTCCATACATGGCCCGAACAGCCCGGTGACGCGGGAGTACGTCGATAAGATGAACGCCTTCATTGCGCAGCGCGCGCAATCGTCAGGGGCCGACATTGTAAAGTCGCTGGAGAATCAGTTCGGGATCACTAAAACGGCGGCGGATGCAAAACAGGCTTTGAACGCGGCGAACAAGCCGCACATCGACGCCGCCTATAACCTCGCACGCAACCACCCGGATGCGCAGCAAGTATGGTCGCCTGTTATCGCGGACATGTTTCACTCGGACCGCTTCAAGACGACTATCAAACGGGTGAACGAACTTGCGGCGCTGGACGAGACAAGAACGCTGCGGCCTCACAATTTTGACGCTCCGGGGATCGGCCACAACACCGGCGTAATAGCGCCCCCGGTAAAGCCCAACCTTGCCTTCTTTGACGAAGTGAAGCGTGATTTTGACGGCCAGATTAAGGCGGCACTCGTAAACGGCGACACTACCGAAGCGCGTCTTTTGCTGAAGATGAAGAACCGCCTGACGGGAGAGTTGGATAGAATTGTCCCTGAATACGCTCAGGCAAGGAGCCTTGCGGCCGAGAACTTCGGAGCCTCCAACGCCATCGACGCGGGGTACTTCAGCCTAGGCCGCGCGAACGGTATGAAGCGCGGGCAGATACTGGAGAACTTCGAAAAACTTAACGACACTGAAAAGGCACTGTTCAGACAGGGCGCCGCAGACTATCTGCGCGATCAGCTTACAACTGCCGGTAAAGGCGGCACGGGTAGGACGCCTAAAGAAGTTTTGGCGCTGCTCAATCAAGCGAGAGACCAAGGAAAAGGCATCTTCGGCGCTACCGAATACTCTGCGCTTGTTGGAATGGTCGGCCGCAAGGCTCTGCTTGATTCGGCCAAGCAGGTGCAGATTAGCCCTGACGCGGGAACGAAGTTCGACATCAAGAGCTGGGCTAAGGGTATAGGCGCGGGGGCCCTCGGCACCGCGGGCAGCTACGCGATTAGCGGTGCGCCGCTGTCGGCGACATTAGTAGGCGCTGGCTCCGCAGGCGCCTACGCCGCCGTCCGCGGGCTCGCCACCCACGGGCAGCAGAAAATGGCGCGGCAGTTGCTGGCCTACGCCACAGAACAAGACCCCAAACTCATCGCGCAGGCGACTACAAAGCTGGGGGATCTGCTTCAGTCGAGCCCCGAAGCAGTTTCGGTTTGGCAGACCCTCGCAAAGACAACGGCGCGGGCTGGCGCTTTTTCAACGCCGCCATCACCAGCAGCTACGGAGCCGCAGCAGTCGCCGTTCTATGCACCCCGGCAGGCGGCGGGGGGACGCATCCAGCGCAGGACTGGGGGGCGTCTCGGACGGCTCGACCACGGCAGCATCGCGATGTCGCTGATCCGCGCCGCCGAGAAGGCCAAGAAGAGCCACAACACGACGACGCAGCCCCTCCTTGAGCAGCCTGATGAAGCCATCACCAAGGCGCTCGCCATCGCCGACGAGGCTCTGAAATGACGACACCCAACAAGGTACTCGACCAGCCCGCCTACAACTCCAACGTCAACACGTGGGGCACGGGGCCGCTCAACACCAACTTCGGCTACATCGACCTCGCGCTGGGCGGCAGCACGCTGCTGAACGCTACCGGCTTGGGCGGCACGACCGTCGCCCTGTCGGCGGCGCAGTGCATCCCCCTCTCGCTGGTGGTCTCCGGCACCCCCGGCGGCATCACGACCTACACGATCCCCGCCGGCACCGGAGGCCAGTGGGTCGTGCGCAACGGCACGTCCGGCGGCTACGGCGTGCGCGTGCAGTCCGCCGCGGGCGGCACCTACGTCACGGTCAACGCCGGCGACAACGTACAGGTCTCCTGCGACGGCACGTCGTCCGGCATGGTCCGCAATGACACGACGGCGTCCGCCGGCGGCTCCACCACGCAGGTCCAGTACAACAACGCGGGCGTGCTGGCGGGCAGCGCCAACATGACCTTCAACGGGACGATACTCACGGCGCACACGCTGGACGCGTCGACGGGGGGCGTCATCTACCCCGACAACACGACGCAGACGACGGCGGCGGTCACTGCACCGGCAGGATCCACCACGCAGGTCCAGTTCAACGACGGCGGCGTGTTCGCGGGCGACGCCGGGCTGACGTTCAACAAGACCACGAACGACTTGACGGTCGGCGGTCTGTTGACCGCTGCCGGCGCCACGCTCAGCAGCACGCTCACCATGACGGCCGCCGCGATCAACGGTGCCATCCGTGTAGACGTGGCGTCGGCCACGACCTGCGCCATCGGTGCCGCCGTCTCCAACTACGTCCGCATCACGGGAACGACGACGATCACCGGCCTCGGCACGGTCGCCTCGGGCGTCTATCGAGACGTGGTGTTCGCGGGGATCCTGACGCTGACACACAACGCCACGTCGCTGATCCTGCAGACGGGCGCGAACATCACCACGGCGGCGGGTGACACGGCGGGCTTTATCTCCGAAGGTTCCGGCAACTGGCGCTGCCTCTACTACCAACGCGCAAGTGGTTTGGCTGTCGCAGCTCCTAGGGGGTACGTAGCGACTAATTCAACGGGCTACGCCCTCTCATCGTCGTTCAGCTCGCCGATGACGATTACCGAAGGCACTCAACTGTTCTCCACCACCTACACCGGGGGCACGAACAACACTGTTTTAGTTACCGTAGATGTGGTCAACTGCAGCGGGCAAGGTGTAATTCAAGCGCTCAGCATTTTCAAAGACGGCGCCACAAACGCCGTGGCGACATCTGTAATTCAAATCACTAATCTTGCGTTTATGCGTATCGTCAACCGGAGTGTGTACTCGTTCGTGGCCAGCGGCGCCGCCGCTCTTCAAGTTCGTGTAGCAGGCAGCGGAGATATTGGAAACGCAGTGCTCAGCATTTCCGAATTCGGGGCGTGATCAAAATTGCCTGACGTGCCACTTGGAGGGGTTGCGGATGTACTGCCTCGTCCACCCCTTGTACTTGTACTCGTCGATGCGGCTGGTCTTCGACACCGGCATCGAGACGACGAGCCCGGTGTACATGCGCGTCACTGAGTCTGACGGCGCGATTTCCTAGCGCAGGAAAACATCGTCGAGATATGCGTAGAGGGAAATTCACTCGTGCTGAATAACCCAGATAAACTTGACGGGGATCCCTTGAAGGCAACTGTCGAGATGTTCAACACCCCGGCCTTTCAGGCCCTCTTCCGCATCACCGCGACGATCCTGCTGCTGTTCATCAGCGTCGTGACGTACATCGCCGTCCAGACGCTCGGGAACATCAAGGAACTCACCAACTCGATCAACACCCTCAACCTCAAGATCACAGAGGTCATCGGGGAGGGGCGCGTGACGTCCGCCACCATCCTCAATCACGACAGGCGGATCACGGGCCTAGAGCAGTGGCGCGTTACCCTGCCGCCGGTCAGGCGGGAGGCACCCTGACGTGCCACTTGGAGGGGTTGCGGATGTACTGCCTCGTCCAGCCCTTGTATTTATATTCGTCGATGCGGGCACCCTTCGACACGGGCATCGAGACGACGAGGCCGCCGGGCATGTGGAAGCGGACGATGTGGTGGTTCTGACCGTCGGCCCACTCGACCCTAAGAGCGCCCTCGTTGAGGGCCGTTTGTTCAATCGCCCGTCGGCTCTTCGAGTTCATTTGCTGTCACCCTATACCATAAACCACAAGCGAGAAGCCTGACACGCTCGTGCGGGCTCTGCAAGAGCCTCGTGATCAGGACCGTGGCGTTGGCCGTCCAGAGGCGGCCCTGCTGTACGTGCCGGCACAGCGCCCAGTAGAGGGCGCTGTGCTGTTCCAGTTCACTCATCGACCTTCTCCTCCGGTAGATGCGCCCACTTCACGCGCCTGCGAATACGGTTCACCTGTCCTTGCGACAGCCCGTAGTCAAAGGCGATCTGCTTCTCGCCGCGAGTGTCGCGGCGGATCGCATACACGTCCTCCTCGGTGATCTTCGCCGAGGGGTTCTCCTCACCCTTCCTCGCCGGCATCGGTCGCAAACTCCCCGGCAAAGGACAGGTAGTTGATCGCGTCGATGTAGCTGTCGACGTGATCCGGCGACTGCGCGATCCGCGACAGCTTCACGGCGAGCAGGATCATGGCGATGTCGTGCGCGAGCAGCGACTTGCCCGTGATTTCGTTGGCGATGCGCGCGATGCGTTCGTGGTTCTCCTTCACGGAGCCGTAGACGGCGCCGCGCGGCGCCAAGAGCGTCATCGCCTCGGTGATGATGTCAGTGTGCTTCATGACTTCCCCTCATAGTATTCGGCGATCTTGCCGATGTGCTCCCAGTTGACGACCAAAGGCCCACGGCTGGCCCACGTGCGCGTGTTGTCGGCGCGCTCATAAACGAGATGATCGCCAAGCAAATAGCCCTGCCCGATCAGGTACGACACATCGTTCAAGGTCTTCATGTCGGGCACGTCCAGAATGACCTGATGCGTCCCGTCGTTCTTGCCCGAGGGCATGTTCATGTGGATCAACAATTTCACGACGCGTCCTCCGGGGGAATGTAGGCGGAGAAACCCGCCCTGAGTTCAGTCTGCTTTATCGGCACTTTCCATCCTTTCCGTTCATTGTTGCTGATCCTCTCGCCGAACATCTTGCGCAACACGCTGCCGACGGCGCGCGATGTCCCGTAATTGTCAGGCAGCCCGTAGTAGCGCCCGATGTCGCTCGCCGTGGCGAAGGTCCAATCCTTCGACGCGACGTGCTTCTTGCGCGCGTACAGCTCCTGCAGCCGCCCCTCGGCGGGGCTCTCGACGCGGTGTTCCTCGACGATGGCGGTGTGGAGCTGCAGCTCTTCGCGCGTCAGGTTCCAGCCCTCGCCCTGCCGGAAGAGGTGAAGCATCTGGGCCCAGTACTGCTGCATGTCGATGTCGTGAAAGGCGTTGCAGCGCGTGACCTCGACGGGCCAGAAGCGGCGCGCGCCCGTCGGGTCGTTGAGGAACTGTCCGTCGTTCACGCTGGCCCAGAACGAGGTCACGCGGGGGCGCGTGGTGATGAGCCGGTCGTAGGGGAGGCGGATCTTGTCGACGGGGCGCGAGAGGAAGCTCTTCAAATGCCCCGCCTCGATGCGGCTGATGATGGCCTCCAGCTCGGCCATCTCGACGAGCGGGGAGCTTGTCAGCCTGCGCTCGTCGTCCTTGCTGCTGGCGTGCCCGAGGTTCGCGCTCTGCTCCAGCAGACGCCACGCCGCGGGCAGCAGCGAGCCGATCCACGATGACTTGCCGCAGCCCTGCGGGCCGACGAAGACGACTACGTGGGGGACGCTGACAGGCGTCTCCCGCTCCCAGTTGGTCCACGCCACAATGGCCTGAATGGACGCGCGGAGGATGACGATGTCGCGCCACTGCGGGTTCTTCGCATCGACCGTGTCGGCTAGCGCGCGAAAGCGGTCAACGCCGTCCCAAGGTTTTGAAGTGATCCAGTCGAACACGGGGTGGTACCCGTTGTTCGACGACAGTGTGGTCAGCAGTTCGTCAAGCGTGGCGCGCAGCGAGATGCCTGCGCGGTTGGCGAGGGATATCAGAAATTCACGGGTCATCAGGGCGCGCTCCGAGGGGTTTTCAATCGCATTGAAAGCTTCGTCCGCGTGGGACAGTTCGACTTCGCCGGTCATGTGATTTCTTAGAACGGAGAAGCCGCATTCCGCGACGACATGCTGCACGTTTTCGATGGTGGCTTTCTGGATGTCCTTTGGAACGCCGGCCCTTGCCGTCACTTCGAGCGACGGCAGCTGCTCTTTCTTCACGCGCCCGGCGTACATCAGCACGAGCCCAGTAAGGATATCCCCCGCAGCGGCCCCCCTCGGCGGGGGATTTAAAGGGCCCGGCAGCGCAAAGGCACCTCGCGGTATCGTCGCCAGCTTTTGGCCGATGGTGGTGATCTGCGCGACGGCCTCGGCCTCGAAGTCGGGGGCGCCGTTCGCCTCGCACCAGAGCAGGAAGTCGCCCTGCGTCCGGTGCTGGCAGGATCCGTGGAAGCAGTGATAGGAGCCCGTCGTGCCGTTTCCGACCTGCCACTTGGCGTCGCGCCGGCCGTCGCTGTGCTCGTCGGCCCACGGACACTCAATGAACATCCAGCCGTCGGAGTTGGGCTCCGAGAGGGCCATGCCCTTCTCGGTGATCCACTTCAGGATCACGTCGCCGCCCGTGTCGCCGCTCCATGCGCGCTTGGTCGAGCGCAGGCTCGTCGGCTCGCGCGGCGTCAGGCTGAATTCCTCGCACAGCTCCTTGAACGTCCACGCGGGCTGCTCCCAGTCCTCTTCGACGAGACGTGCGACGAAGGGCGGGTCGCTCTTGTAGTTCAGGGAGCCGGGGAGGCGCACGAGGCGGTGAACGTCGCGTGCGCCGGGGTCGCTGTATCCGGCCTCGATCAGGGCTTCGATCAGTACCTGCGCCTCTTCCACCGTCCCGTTG